GGATCTTAGTACTAGGCCCCGTTGGTAACAACGTTGTTTAGTGCCTTGCTCATAACCCCAACGGCGCCTTCGCTATCTTAAATGATAGGATCTAGCAAGTTCCTCCTTGATCGGGAGAGAATCCGTTGAGCTATTCACATAATATGTGATGCTGTGGTTTCTTCCTGAAGAAGAATTCAGTGAGTAGGTGGGGATGCTGTCGCAGGTTTCCCTTTTGACAGGTGCTAGCACCTCCTGTTATACAAAAACATTGAAAACACACATGTAGATCACCTTTACATTATATTATTGCTACTAATTTCACAATAACATTAATGCTGCGGCGATCGAAGACTTTTCAAAGAAAAGCATGGATCACTCTTCGCGAGTTATCCTTGTTTCACCGATTAGTCATCTGGGTTTCGCAGACATCTCAGTACGCTTCGGCCCTGATTCTTCTTAATGAACGAATTGTTCGATTAGTAAGATTCAATGGATTTTGGATGACTTTCCAATATCTTAAAGAGTCTCTACGGTTGACAATTCGTGCCATTTCGGGATCCCCGGAACCGAAAACTTTTATTGATAAAAGTCCTCGTGTTTCGAGGGATTCCCATGGGTTTCCTACCATTATCCCATTATCTCTTAGACGTCTATTATTAGACCCTAAGGGTAATGTGAATGTGGTAAGAGCCGTTCTGACACTGTTGTCTTCTTTTAGAACCTTTCCAACTCCTGTTAAACCGGATTTGGGTACTATTACAAGTCCCTTTTCTGGTTTAGCTAATACTCTTCCTAAAGAAGGTATTATTCGGGCGTTGAAAACTCTGAAAGTTAGAGCATCGGTTGGATCCTTTAAAGGGTTCATATCAGAATCTGCTGGTCCAAATTCTCATGTTGCTACTTGGGGTGCTGGTATAGATGCATTAGCATTTATCCATTACCCTTCGCAGCTCGTGAGTTTCATAAGGCTTAGCTTGTTAACTAAGTCCTATGGTTATTTGATCCAATTCATAGGTTTAATCCTATGGGCAGGTCCTGTATATTTAGTTCTTTTAGGACTACGGTTGATTAAACCGCTCCATCTAGGGCGACTGTCTATAGTTTATGATCAGGCTGGAAAAGCCAGAGTCGTAGCAATTACGAACTGGTGGATCCAACTTGGTCTTAAACCACTTCATGAGTCTATCTTTGATAGTCTCAGAAGAATACCAACTGATGGGACTTTTGATCAGATTAAGCCGTTAGATAATTTATTATCTAACTCCTTACCTGGTCATAAGTTCTACAGTGTTGATTTGACAGCTGCTACTGATAGATTGCCGATAGATCTCCAAGTAGATATCCTTAATGCCTTAGGCGTTAATGGTTCTCTTTGGAAGTCTTTACTTTCCTTCGGTTGGTTCTACCGTTCTGAGTACGTTAAGTATTCGGTCGGTCAACCAATGGGGGCCTATTCGTCCTGGGCAATGCTTGCGCTAACACATCATGTGATAGTTCAAGTTTGTGCACAACGAGTAGGTGTTAACAATTTCACCAACTACGCGGTCCTTGGAGACGACATCGTCATTAATCATGATGGTGTTGCCTCTGAGTACCTTCGACTGATGGAACTTCTAGGTCTCTCAATTAATTTAGGAAAATCTATAATATCATGTGATACTGTAGAGTTTGCTAAACGTTGGAAGACATCAGAAGGTATTGACTATTCTCCTATAGGTCCAGGTTTGATCCTGGCTTGTATGAGAAAGCCAATTACCATTGGTGCTATGTTGACTGAGGCTGCTAACAAAGGTTACGCAACTACATCTAGTACTGTTCTATCTCTAATCCGTTCTCTTCCGAACTTTGTTCGGTCGAAAGCGGAATTAGGTATTTGGGCTGCCTTCGGTGTTAGCGGTTCTCTTCAAACGGGTAGCCAAGTGGACATGAAAATGTTGACTTGGTGTTCTACTCATCTGAATATGCGAGATCCACACCTTATAAGATATTCTTACTATAATGGAATTTTACAACTCCTTATAGAAGATATCCGTAAGGCTGTCCAAAGAGTTAAAGCTAATGAAGAGGTATTCTACCTTAATTGGTGGAAGATCTCGGCTCAAACTCTATGGCCCAACAGACTGATAGAGGTCTGGACTTCCTTGTTTGCACCAGGGTTCTGGCTCTATGCATACTCCTTTGTGCTTACGAAGGATGAGCAAGAGACTTCTCTGAAAACTCTTTATAAAGGGTTTCCAGGGACTTGGTCAGACATAGTCTACCTCTTCCGATTAGATCC